AGCATACAGTGTGACACCATATTTACATGCTGACTTTTGCTCACGAGTTTTGCAGTCTGATGCCCTCCCGTAAGTAGTTAAATATGATTTTAATCGAGCATATGATTGGTCGGGATTTACATCTGAGCCTTGACCGGCTATACCGAACTTAATGATATTTGTCTCCATATTAGGTTTCAACACATATAGTATTCGTTTTCCTCTGATGTCTGACTTGTTAGCGTCTAACCAGTTTTCTAAACTAACTCCTTTCTTGTTCAAGTATATTTGAGTGAGCATATTATATTCTTTTAATATAAAATATGAAAATAGAAAAAGTGCCTGTGTATCAAAAAGATCCAGACTCCTGTGTTAATAATGAATATCCAACAAGTGAGCATGCATTGAAGCAACCATGTCTTATGATGGTTACAGGTCAGAGAACCAGTGGAAAGTCATATTTAGCATCTAAAATCCTCGCACAAGCCAAGAAGGAAAAGACATTCGATATTGTATATATGGTTACACCATCATTTAACAGTAATAAAGCTTATTTTCAAAAGTACATCGACGAGGAAAACGTATATGAGCCCACTAAAGACAGCATCTCAAAAGTTATCGAACGAGTGGAAGCAGATAGAGATTTATGGGAAGAATACTTGGTTGAGAAAGAGATGTATGAAAAATATAAGAAAGATATTAAGAACAAAACATATAGTTTTAGCGATGATGAGGTTATCATGTATGATTCGATAGGCTTCTTAGATGGTAAAAAGCCTGAGTGGAAATATGAAAAGGAGGAACCTGCTAAATCGTTATTAATATTAGATGATGTACTTGGTAGCCAAGCCATATTACAGTCATCAGGTCTTATGAAGATTGCAACACTAAATAGACATCAAGCTGCATTGAAACAAAATCACAAAGAGCGTTCGGCGTGTGGTCTTGCAGTAATAATATTAACACAAACATATCGTATGCAGTCGGGTGTGTCTCGAGTTTTGCGCGAAAACTTATCACATTTGGTGCTGTTTAAAAATAAACAAGAAGCCCAGATGAAAGCAATACGTGAGGAGCTGGCAAATGTAGTAGACGAAGATCTATTTGAGAAAGCCTACAACTATGCTACATCAAAAAAACATGGAAGTTTGTGCATAGACTTTGCACCCAAATGTAATAGCAGGCGATTCAGAAAGAACCTAAATGAGTATATCTTGTTCGAGGAGTTACAATGTGAATGTGAAAATAAATAAATAAAATTGATTTAAATATTTAACACTAATGATGTATAACAATGAACAGCAATTACCTCGATATGCTACCAGATGATGTGCTTGATATGATTTATAAGGAAGTTTACACGGCAAACATGAAAAAGGTATGTGCAGACATCAATTTGATTCATGAAGTTGATGCTGGTAAGGGTGGTACTGATGATTGGATTTTTAGTGATAGCGCAGGGCTTTATAATTATAGATGGCGATCGTACCCAGCATTAAAACTTGGTTGCATTAATGAAGATGATGATGACGATGGCGTCATACAATTGCGTCAATTCACCAATCACTACAGGACCCGCAACCATGACCCAATTCACTCCATTCTCATTTATCATGTAGCCCGATACCACAGTCATACAATTGTGTATGACACAGAGAGCGATGAGGAAGTTCAAGATAATATTTAGTTATTTAGTTATTTCGTAAAAATTGATTTAGAAAAATAATAATATAATATATAAACAATGGAACTGGAGAAATTCAGTGAATCTATAGCCGGGAAATCACCGGCTACGATTAAGACATATACGGCTATGTATAATAAGCTGCGCAAACTGTTAGACAAAGATATAGCGCATGCATCACAGAAGAAGATAATTGAAACTGCGATGAGCGAAACAAATTTAAACAGCTCTCAGGCTCTGCTTAATATCGGTTTAATGGTACGTAGAATGGAAGATTTGAATGTTGATGAGCTAGAAAAACAACGGAAACAAAACCAAATTGCACTGGCAAAGCATGTTAAAAAGAAGAATATACAACTGGTTGATTCGTTACCTAGCCTGAAAGACTTGGAAGATTATACCGAAGATTTATATGAAAATGGCAAGTGGAAGGAATACATAATCAACTATCTGCTTCTAAATTATCAGGTGAGAAACAAAGACCTCGTATTTACCCTAGTTAAGCGTAAAATGGATGCAACTGACCCGGATAAGAATTATATTTGGTTACGTGGTAAAGTGGCTACATATATTCGTCGTAACTACAAAACATCTTCCACATACGGCCAATTGGTACACAAAATACATGACCCTAAATTCGTTACCGCTATTCGGCGAATGATGGCTTTGCAAAAAACAGGTGACGGTGTGTTTATTCCAACAGAGTCACAAGCTGGTTACTACATTCAAAAATACACGTACCAGGAGCTTGGTGAAAGCAAGTATGTGAAAATTGTGATTGACGCTAACAGAGCGGACTTGCAGCGTCTTCGTGAGATATCTAAGAATCGAGGGACTGATCTTAACACTTTAACTCATGCATATGATATAAAAAACGTATAAATATTATATCTTTCTTTAAAAACATAATATTTATAATTAATTAAAATAAAATTGATTTAAATATTTAGGCATAATATATATAGAATCAAAATGGATATTGAACAGGCCGAGAAATTTAACAAGAAAGAATACATGGGAACATATTATCAAGCAAATAAAGAGCACTATAGAGAGCAGCACGATGAATACAGACTCCGAAAAATGAGATGTGAATGTGGCTGTGAGATAAAGTGTTATAACCAAGCCAAGCATAAACGCTCAGAGAAACACAAACAACTGATGCGATACAGAGAAGTGAAAGACAAACTCGATGAATTAGAAAAAAAAAACAAGTAAATAAAATAAAAATTGATTTAAAAAATGATTTAAAAAATATTCCGTATATATATTATAAAATGCCGCCAAACACTTTTCAAATGAATATACAGAACTTAAAAACAATCAAAGAAACTCACCCTGAACACTGGATAAGTGATTTAATATTATATTCTTTCCTTAGAATGGATTATGAAGAGAATAGTAATGGTGAAATGAAGAAAAAAGCGATTGGTTTAATGCCTTCTTGGTCAAAATTAGAAGAAAGTAATTTAAACAAAAATCATTCTTGTTGTGCTTGTTTAACAGGTGAGAAAAGTAATATTTTAGTTTTAGATTTTGATGACATTGATTTATATAATGAATATGTCTTTAAATATAAATCATTGAATAATATTCCATACGTCAAGACCAAAAAGGGCTATCATTTATATTTCAAATGGAATGATAAGTATGTTAATTTACCTTCAAAAATTGGAAAGTTAGATATTCAAGGTAATGGAAAGCAAGTGTATTTTCCTCCAACAAATTATGAATATATTGAAAAACATTTTGAACATACATTTATATATGAAATGTTCAATTACGAAAACAATGAACTGACTGATTTACCTGACGAGTTATATCTTGAATTAGCTAAAGATAAAAATATTCAAAATATTATTAAAAAAGAAATAACAGAAACGAAAGAAGATTCTATTGATAGTAACGATGATAATGAAAAAATAGTTAATTTGATTTCTTCTAAAACACTTGGAGAATTTGAAGATTGGAAGAAAATTATATTTGCTATGAAATACGAGGGCTTTACAGAAGAATTCGCTAAAAAAACAAGTGAAAGAGCAACAGGTAATTTTGAACCTTTAACAGAAGAAACTTGGATAAAGTTTTGGAATAATAATATGGAGAAATGCACAATGGGAACTCTTCGCTATTATGCTAAAAGAGATAACCCCGAAAAATACAAAGAATTACAATGCAATTTTAAAATGTTTGAAGAATCTGTTTCAAATGCTGACGAGGTAACAGATACATATTTTGCTCGTTTATATAACTTCTTAAAACCTAATCATATTGTTTATGTAAAAGAAGATAATACATTTTATACTTGGATTAAAAATAAATGGGTTATTGATACTGATAAGGGTATTTATTGTAGAAATAATATTATTGAAGCCATCTCTAACTACTTTAAGCAAATGGTTACTTATTACAATTTTAAAATATCTTCTATTCCTGTTGATAGTGAGACTGATGGTATTCTTCTAAATCAGTATAAATGTGCTATTCAAAAATTTGAAAACCTATTAACAACTATCAATAAAACGGCACGTATTAATAACTGCTGGACTGAATTAAAAAGTATTTTATATAAAAATTCAATAACACAAAATATTCAATTTGATATGAATCCTGATATTATTGGATTTAATAATAAAAAATATAATTTTAAAACTAATTTATTTGAAGATATTAAATTTGATGATTATATTTCATTTAGTTGCGGTTTTAACTATACTGAACCATCTCAAGCTGAATATGATACAATCAATGATATATTTCAAAAAGCATTTCCTAACTTGGAAAGACGAAAATGTTATTTAAGCATTATGTATAATTCATTAATTGGAGGTCAAAAAGAAAAGTTTTGTGTTGCTAATGGAACGGGTGGTAATTCAAAAGGTGTTATCAATGAATTATTATTAAGATTATTAGGCGATTATGGCGTTGAAGCAGATACATCTGTTTTAACTGAAAAGCAAAAATTAGGTGCTAATCCTGAATTAGCAAAATTAAATAAAAAAAGATTAATTATTTTTAAAGAACCAAATGAAAATGATAAAATCAGATGTGATATGCTTAAAAAGTTAGTTGGTAATTCCACATTACAAGGAGCAAGAGATTTATATTCAAGCAAAACTGGTATTCAATTATGTGGAACTTCCATTTTTGAAGTTAATGTTAAACTTGGATTTGATGGTAGATTACAAGATGATATTGGTAGGCGGTTATTAGATATATTATTTGAATCTACATTTACTGATGATGAAAGTATTTTAAATGATACAACAAGAAAATATGTTTTTCAAAAGAATTCTTTTTATACAAGTGAAGAATTCAAAGAATCTCACAAATGTGCTTTATTCAAATATTTAATTGACAATGCTGACAGAAATATTTATGTTCCTGAATGTGTTAAAGAAGCAACTAGAAATTATATTGATAATAATGATAACATTTATAATTGGGTATTAGAAAATTATGAATTAACAACAGAAAAACAA